AAGCTAATTGGCTGTCATCACCACTTGAAGCTAGTTTGCTGTTATAACCACTTGAAGCTAGTTTGCTGTCATCACCACTTGAAGCTAATTGGCTGTAATCACCACTTGAAGCTAGTTTGCTGTTATAACCACTTGAAGCTTTTCTTAATATCTCTTTTGTATTTTCTAATAATCCTTTTTCGTTACACTTTTTCCACAAGAAATCAAAAGAAGCTTTAATAAACATTGGTAAATCTATCTTACTATTTATTTTAATCTTATCTGTTACTATTTTTTTATCATCTGATTTAGTTTTCCCAATTGCTTCTACTTCTGCAAATTCACTTTCTGTTAAATCATAAAAATCAAGTATATCTAAAGGATTTTCACAAAAATGAAAACCTTTTTCACAAAGTTCAATATCTCCATTGTGTTTATATTCTTTACCTACTTCAAATTTAAAACCACGACAAGTTAAATTTTTATTGAATGCTTTATATCCTTTTATTTTTTTCATATCTCTATTTTATAAATTAATAATAGCTTCTACAATTCTTCTATCTTTTCTAAAATCATTTATGAATGGTAGAGGTATATGTCGTTCTAATTGAACTCTTATACTACTTACACCGTTTTCTGTCGTTAAAACGGCTTTTTGCCCGTTTAACAGTATGTCCTCGTGTTCAACTCTACTGATTTTGTGTAATTCCTTTTCATTCCAAGCTTTTAGTTCTTGTATCTGAAATGTTCCTGCAAATACTCCTGTAAATACTATTAAAGCTAAAACATATCTAAAGTTGTTTTGTATGAAGTTTTTTCTTCTAAGTCCTTTAGTTAAGTGGTTTTTCAACATAATCATATTTATTAACTAATAATTGTTTTCTATACCATTCGTTTTTTTCTTTATTGCTTTTAAACTTTGGTATATCAAACTCATTTTCTAAATAGTCTCCTAGGAATCCTATTATTTGATTTTGTTGTGCTATAAATGCTTTGTGCCGATCTATGTTTGTTTCTTTAGTAACTTCTTTGTAAAGTTCTTTGGCAGGAGTATCTATTATTTTTTTTAAATCTTCTACTTGTTCTTCTAATCTTTTTGCAAATGCTTTCATAATTATATTTATTTTATTTCCAATAATTTAGTTAATAAAATTCTACCTTCTTCTCTTTCATTTTCATCATCATAATCTTCCCCATTACCCCAAGTTCCTCCTGTTCCATAATTAAAATCTTGTATAAAATGTTCTATTAAAATATCTAATTCTCTTTTTGTTAATTTCTTATTCATAATTATTTTAATTTAGGAGTAATACCGTATAAAAAGAAAAGTCTATTGTGATTTCTTATTAATCTTTTTCTTACTGCTTCTTTTGTTTTTTCGTGTTTTGCTTCAAATAACATATCTCCTAGGAAGCTTGCTTTTTTTTCTAATTTCTCTATTTCTTTATTTTGTTTTATTATTGTTTGCATAGTTTTATTTAATTACTTTATTAATATCTCTATTGTATATTACTGTATTGTATAATGCAACTATGCAAGATTAATATATTGTGGTGTAACTATGTTAGCTATTTATCACTCTTTTCCTCTGGTCTTATAGTAATATGTAAACTAATCCAAGTATCGTTTTTGTTTTCGTTGACTGACTGTGGGTATTTTATTCCTATTTCTTTTCCAACTTCTCTAAGTGTCAACCCAGACTCATAAAGTTTCTTTGCTTTTTCACCTAGTTCACCGTATTTGGTGTTACGATTATATACTCTAGCAAAACCTGTTCCACCACATCTTGGACAAACTGTATTTATTTTTCTTATTTTACCTTTATTAGACATATCTATATTTTCATAATTTTATAATTGTTGTTTTTAATATAGCACTTGGAATTGGAGCAAACATTTCTGCTTTTTCAAAATTTGAATATAAATTTCTGTCATCTTTAGGAGATTTTTTTAATCCTTGTATTCTCCACATTATTTTTATTTTTGGTTTTTGTTTTTTCATTTTATTTATTCTTCTAACCAATTTATAAAATCTTGAAATGTTGGATGTGTTATTGAATTATAAATACCATTTAAAACAGTTCTTTTATGGTTTGTTTCTAGTAAAAATAATTCTATTATTGCTTTCAAATCTTTTTTATACATATTATTGTTTATACCACGTTAAAATATCTGCTTTCCCTATTAAAACTAATAATGCTTCCTTAAATCTTATTACCCATTTATACCAACCCTGAAAACCAATAGGTCTCGCATAAACCCATACCCCTTTTATTATTTCTTTTGTTTGTATTTCTGTTGTCATTGAATGACCTTTGTTTAATAAATTATCTATTTTATATTCCATATCTCTATTTTATTAGTTTATAATTGTTTTATTGTTCTTTTAATCTAATCTTCTAATAACAAAGGCTGTTTTTGACATTGTAACTTCAAAGTCTTGAAATCTCTCTTTATCTAAAGCTAACCAGTTAGCGAAGCTTTGGAGTGCTGTTTCTTCCTTTTTTATGTTTAACATCTCATCTTTATCAAGATTTTCTTTAAGGTGTTTTTCACAATATTTTGCTATAAGACCATTACCTGTATAATTTATACAACCACAATCTTCTATTTGTTTTTTATATTCTTTCATAATTCTTTATTTAACTTATAATGTTTTTAATTCTAAACACTCTGTGCATATCATTGATTTAATTTTATAAGTCTTTATGTAATTTCTAAACATACGATGTTTAAAATCATCTTGCTCTAATGTTCTTATTTCTTCTGTTGTTGTTTCAAAAGGAATAAAATTATGTTTGTGTTTAAATATTGTTTTCATAATATCTTTTAATTATTTTATCTAATAATCTAATAACTGTTGTTTCTTCATCAAGGGCTTTTTGTTTTAATATCTTATAAGTTTCTTTATAAACTCTTAATGTTTTGTATTCTTTCATATTGTGTAATTGTGTAATTGTGTGCAATTTGTTTTTTTAGTTCCTTTCCCCTTATAAGAGGTTGTTTATTTTTATGTCATCAAATAATATTTTAATTATATCTAGTGTAGTTTGATTACTACTTTTATATACCTGTCATATACCCCAACTAGCATAATAAAATAAGTGGTTTCTTATAAACAAAGGGGATTGGTTGACAGGAATTAGTAAAGAGTTATTTCAAACAATCTACCTTTATTTACAAGCAGAAGATAAAGTTTTTCCAGAGATTACCTTAAAGCTCTGTATTTGAATTTGTAATGAACTATAAACCTTTTCCTAAAAACTTCCCTAAATCAAATCTTGTCATATTCTTCCAATTTCTTTTTTTAGGTTTTACTTTGTTCTGTTTTATAAACTGTTCTGTTGCTGTATAAATATTTACTTTCTGCTCTTTACAAATATTATGTATTTTAAAATGACATTTTCTACAAAGAGGAATTAAGTGATATTTCTGATTTTCATTTCCTAATTCTTTATAAGTCTTGTGATGAATATCAATTTTCTTTGCATTGCAAACATAACATCTTTTTCCGTGCCAGTATTTAACTTGTTCTCTTTTCTTGAACCAAGCATCACTTTTTAAATATTTTTTATAATCTATAAACATAAGCAGGGATTTAGTAAGAACACAAACAGATGTTCGGTTAATTGAAAACAAAATATTGAGTAGCAAAGGATTCGAACCAGTATTCTTGCTTTAAATTATATCAACCGATATCAATTGTATAACCTCTAGATAACAAAGTATTAACCAATTATACTAACTACTCAATATTTCATTTTCAAAGAACCTTTAAGGAGATGTTTTTTTAACTGTCCACACCCTATACGACAGCAAGATTGAATTGTAAGTCTTATTAAAGACTAAAAAGAGATAGTAAGCTCAATTTAGGTTAAACAACATAGTTTAGAGGTTGAATCTGTCCGCTATTGTCAGCACCATTATACGTTTGGTGGAGCTTTAGAATATCGGTTAACTCCTGCTAGAAGATAAAATCTTCACTATCTCTTTTTAATTTTCAATATACTTTCCTATTAAAAACAAAAATAGCCACACAATTTGTGCAGTTATGTGGCGGTTTTTGTTCACTATATTAACTGCACGAAATATAATGAAATCAGTCTATTTAATTGTTCTCTTAATTATATACCTTTTAAAAATAATTGCAAGCTTTTTAATAATATTCTAAAAGAGGATAGTTTATCTAGCTTCGGTCTTGGTGTGATTCCGATACTTTTGTCATTAAAGAGCGAGGCAGTAATGAATACTGCACTTTTTTCAATAAACTTTCTTGATATTCAGACTTGCAACACCTTATTTGTCTTTCGTATCAATATCCTCTTTTAAAATACTACTCCTTGCTTAGTTTTTTCATTACATCATAATAATTCTTTACGAAAAGTTTAGCTCCTATATCTAGTCTTTTTTTTATTTCTTTTTTTGATAGCTTTCTTTTCATATTATTCATTCTTAATACTAAAACGACAATGACATAAATCTGCTACTAACCAACTATTTTTAATAGTTAGGTTATATATTTTAGTATCTCCTATGTAGTATTTTATTAGTTGGACTGCTGATGATTTTATTGTATTCATATTATATATTATATCAATTATTTTGCTTTAAGGCTAGCCCAAAAACACCCTGTAAATGTCTTAGCTTGGCAACATTTCTTATAAAAGAAATGTAAATCAAACTCGTCTAAATGTCCTAACTTTATGGCAACTGTTCTTGGTTTTAATTCTCCCCATTTAGTGCCTTTTCTTTCTTGGTTGAGTCTGTCTGTGAAGTCTTTGATTATTAGTTGTCTAGAGTTAGTTATATTATCTGTTCCTTTCTCTACTTTGAATAATCTGTTTTGTGTTATTTCTGAAATACTCTTAATATCACTTGACAATTCTTGCATATTTGTTTTAATTATATTAATTCCATTAATTTGGAAGAATTATGTGGTTAATCCACTTCTGTTTTAAATCAGTATAAAAATTAACTCAAATTTGATTTCAAAACAACTCGGTTAGCTACTGGGTTGTTTTTATTTGTATATACTTTCTTGTAATCTGCTTTTTGGCATTCAACTGTGCAATATTTTAATCTTCTTCCTTCAAGTTTTTTACCACAATATTCACAATGGGTTATTGTTCCTGCAATTTTATGTCTTATAATACTGTTTTCTGTGTTTATTCTTAATCTGTTTTTAACTCTATACATTTTTTTATGGTATCTCCTAGAACAAATAATATTACAAAAGAAATGTCTTGAATTTTTAGGTTGGAATAACATACCACAACATCTACAACGGGTTTTTTCAAAATTACCGTTATTACAAAGATTTATTGTTACTGTAGCTATAGGATAACCGTCTTCATCTACAAGTGTTAAAAAATCTCCTAGTTTTCTTTTCGTTTTTTGCATAATTCTTCTAATAATTTACGAGCTTTTTTCTCTTGCTCAATTTTTAAATAATCTTTATACATCATTTGTGGTGCTTTTATTTTACCTACGAAGTTTTCACTACCTGTTGGGTTGTTTTTTCTGTGTTCTATGAGTTCTTTGCTGTATTTTTTCATATTAAAATGCTGTTACTTCGTTATTTTTATTGTCAGGATAATCTATTTTAGGTGTTTCTTTGATTTGTTTCTTTTTGCTAGGAAATTCAGGTAAACATATCTCTCCGTCTGTTCTGTCGATTAAAAGTTTATTTAGATTATCGTAAACATAGTCTATCTCTCCGTTTTTTTCTAATTCTGTTGTGCTTTCTTTTAAGAGTAAATGTTTTTGCATTAACTTCCAAAGCCACTTTAGATTTTGTGGTGTTACTTCGATAGGGATATTATCTTTTACTAAAACTCTCATATCAATTCCTTTCTCAACACATTCTGCTGATGTATCTGCAAATATTTTATGAAGTGAATTATTTTGACTTGGTGTTCGTTTGTTGTCAACTTTTAAGCCTTTGAATATATAAAACTCCTTTGTTAGATTTAGTTCAGGAAATTGTTTTTTTAATTCATCTCTGTTTACTTCAAATTTCATAGTGTTATAAGTTATGGTGTTTGCTATTAAAATCGTTTAGAAGCTAGTTTTGAGCCTTATATAAACTTAAATTTAATGTATTCTTCTCCTTTTTTAACAATTTCTTTTTGTATAATTAGATTTTTTAAATCCCTATCATTAAAACCGTATTTCTTTTGAAGAACATCAATAAACGGTTTCACTGGATTATCTAAGTCTGACAGCTTTGAAGAAAAACCAAATTCTAAATGTAGAGTATTTGTTATCTCAACTTTTTTTGGTAATAACAAACCTAAATCAATTTCATACTTTTTATAATCATCTGTTTTAAACCTTTTGCCTTTCCAAGCTGTATTAACCGACATTGGCTTTATATTTATTTCAATCATAAATATTTTCTATAGTTAATAACCTTTGAATAATAATCTAGTTCTTCTTCTGTCATTCGTTGAGCCATTATTTTATTTAGCTGTTCTTTTACTTCGTGGGTTATTCCTTTGTGATATTGATGTATGTCGTTATGGACTGGTAAGATAGCGAATTTCTCATTTATGTTTTTGCCTTGCCACGACATATTGTGATGAAAGTCGATTTTTCCGTCTGTTCTTCCAGTTATGCAACATCGTTTCATAAAAGGGTCTTGGCTTAATTCTTCTCTTAATAGTGGTGGAATCATATTACTATTTTACCACAAAGTGTCCTTTCTTTTAAGTGAATATTTACAGTTCTTATGTCCTTTTGTTCCTATATACTCTGTTTCAATATCCATTCCTTCTTTTCTTAACTCACAGATTAAAGCACCTAGTCGGAGTATATATAGCTCGTGAATAGCATATAAGTTGGTTATGTAACCTTCTCTTTCTAAGTGTTTTTTTACTATTGTTTTCTGTGAAATAGTTTTTTTCATATTAAAAAGGGATATTTGAATCAGGGTCTTGTTTACTTACATCAACTGAAAATGATTTGTCATCTTCAGGGTATTCGTCTGTTGATTTTTCTTTGTTTGGTTTCCAAGTATTTTCTTCCATATAGCTTTTACCTGCTTGGCTAACTTTTAAATCAAGATTATTAATATATCCGTTATTATTTACTGGTTGTTGTTGTAACCATTCGATAAAGTCTGCTTTTTTGATTGATACACTTCCTTTTACAAAGTCAGGTGCTTTTTCGTGTGGTTGGTTAAAATATATTCCTTTTGGAAAGTTTTTTTCTGTCATATTATTTTAATTTATTTTCTATTGATTTAATAATTTCTTCTCCTTTTGCTAAACCTATTTTAAACTTCTCGTGTAACTCTAAATCTTGTTCTACTAATTGCCATATAACCGGTTCTTTCATATCTGAATTACCTACAGCATACCAACCTTTCTTTTTCTCCATAATCATCATTTGGTATTGTATTTGGTCATAATACTGTCCTTCAATTTCAAATGTTCCTGTTTCTTTAAATTCTGCTAAAAGTTTTAAATATTTTACTTTACCAAAACTTTTAACTTCGACAGTTTCTTCTTCTGTGTAACTATCAGGACTTGCTCCAGCCAGTTTATATTTATTGTTTGTTACAAAACCAGCCTTTTTTAATTCAATACCAGATTGTAACTCAAAAGAATTAAGTATAAGTGCTTCTTGTTCGTTACCTCTTTTCATTGCTTCGCTTTCAAAATTATCTCTAACATTTGAAAGTCTTTCTGCAACAGATTGCCAACATAATGTATCTAATCCAGCTCCTGCTGTTTTAATTGCTGTTGCATTACTAGCTGTGAAAGGGTGTTCATTTCTTATATCAAACCACTCATCGCTTTTTTGCTCAATATCGTGATATTTAATCATTTTCTTTTTTTAATTCATTACCCTTATCTGTTATTAATTTTTCTATTTCTACACCTAAACCTTTATTTTTTATATAATATGTCCTTAATGTTTCTACATCTTTTATCTCAAGTAACTCTTTTATAACTCTAGATTTTTCTATTTCTTTTTTGTTTTGTGCTTTTTCTTCTGCTAGAGTTTGCACATATTTTTCATCTTCCCACTTACCTAAAAATACATCTGCATTAAATCCAAGTCGCGACAATTCTTTTGAAAGAGTATTAGTCATTAGTTTTTTCCTATAATCTTCATCAATTACTATATAATTACCCTTTGCCATATAAGACATTTTCATTGAGTTTCCTGTTGCTACTTCTCCACTTGGAGTAAAAAATATAGCTGATAGTGTTGCAAGTTTTGTATCTCCAATATCTATCATTCCCCATTCAATATCTTTCAATCCCCACTTTCCACCATATTGTCCGAATTCTCTTGTGGCATTTTTTAATTGATATTGTGGGTCAATGGCTGTTATTTTTCTTTTACCTAAAGAAGCATCTTTAACAAAGTCTGGGTCTGTTTTTTCAACTCTTTCCCATAAATCTAAATTGTTTTTATTTTCCATTTTATTTATTTTCTAATTTTTCTAATGCTACTAACTTTTGGATATAGTCTAGTAATCTTTCTTTTGTGATGTATTTTTTACCTCCGACCTCGATAAACATTTCACTCTTTTTTACTTTTTTTCTGAAAGTATCAATGTGCATTCCTACCCAGTTTAATTTTGTGTGTTTTTTATCTGCAAGGTATTCATTACAAATATAAGTGGGTGTGAATGTTTCCATTGGACTTCCGTCTTTGTTTGTTGATGTTTCTATTTCTTCTATGATTTCATCTATTTTGTCTTTTAACATATTTTGGTTTTTTATTATTAAGCTACGACCTTTGTTATCATTATTGTATATTACTCTATTGTATAAATCAACTTCCCCTTTTTATATTATTATGTTTTAATAATATCTATCTTTTTAAAGCCCCCTCCCTAAATAAATAAAGTTATCGTCAATATGTATAAATAATAGAATGATAAAATATAGTATTACTCCCTTGTATATCTTATCTTTAGAGTAATTAGATGCAAATTAAATGGCTCGGTAGGGGGTTCTTCCTTTGGGCGAGTTATTCCTATTTTCCAAGCTGTATTTCATTTGAACCCAATTAGTCCTTGAGTTTAAAAGAGCTGTTTTACTACAAGCCCTTAGATGTAGGTTTTATTATTTAGTTTTAAAAATTTGAAAACATTATATTGGCTAAGATTTTATTAATTTTTTGGGGAGAGACGAATCGTCGCCGAATACCTCTCCCACCAAAAGCGACCATTCTTTTAATAATTATCTACCTAATTGAATAAAAGGTATAGTTGAACCAGGAACAAATTGTGTAGGTAAAACACCATTCCATTTTTTAGCTGATTCTAATGCTGCTTCAGCATAAATTTTATCTATAACCTTTTCTCCTTGTTGTGAAGCTAAAGCCTGTGCTTCAAGTCTAGTTTTTTCTGAAAGAGCTTGTGCTTTCAAAATTTCTTGGTCTTTTTTCTCTGATTCAGATTTTGTAATGTTAGCCTGTTTAAGTGCTTCTTGTTCTGCTACTTGTTTTTCTCTAACAGCTGTTTCATAAGCATCATCAAAATCTAAGTTTGTGATTGATACTTCTTCAACTCTTACACCTCTTACTGATAGTTGTTCTGTTAAAGTTGTTTGAATATCAATTCTTACTTGAGGTCTATTATCTAATAAACCTTGTGCTGTATATTTTGCAATAGTTGATTTTATAACTTCTTTTATAGCAGGTGTAATTATGATACTTTCATAATCTTTCCTTACTTCTGTAAAAACTTGTTTTACAAAAGCTGGCTCTAAAGAATAATTTAATGTAACTGCTGCATCAACTATTTGTGCATCTTTTGAATATGATAATTCTGAAACTTCATATTTCTTTATCTTAATATCCATTTTGTTTACTTTTTGTGCGATTGGAACTCTTATATGTAATCCTTCCTGCATAATTTCATCTTGAACTTTACCCCAAGTTGTAACAACTCCTCTTTCTCCTGACTCAATCTGAACAAATGGGTTAAATATTAAAATACCAAATAAAATTAATACTACACAAATAATTATTGTGATAAATTTTTTATTACTCATAGTTTTTTTACTTAGCCAATATAATGTTTTCAAAGAACCATATATAAAACAAATCTCGCAAGACGATGAAGCGAATTGCGAGATTTATCTAACAGTTGCTTCATCAACTGATTTATTTTGTTGTAGCTTAATTATAACAAATTTTACAATTAATGCAAATGTGATACAATTAAAATATCTACTAATAGTGGCGAACCATAAAAAGACAAACGAGATAATAATTTATATATAAAGTCTTAACGCCTTTTTTATTACCCTATACAAATGGATTTAGAAAATAGAGAACCTACAATTTAATATTACTCAATACATATAGAAATAAAAGACCACTCCTGTTCTCTATTTAATACGAAAAAACCCACTGCTTATTTACCAGTGGGTTTCTCCGTTATAGACCTATGGGTTAATAGGACTATCAAACGAAATTATTAGAATTTCTAATAATCCTCTTAAAGAGGTATTTGCATTATACTATTTTTTTATAACAAAAGCATAAACTGTTGAAGCTGATACTAGCACTCCTAAGATTGATTCCCACAATCCTGTTTGTGATAACCACCAGTATAAACCTCCAACAATTATTGCTCCTACTACTGTTGCTATTTTACTTCTAGTTGAGTCTAATTTATTGGTTGAATATTCTAAGAACCAAGATAGTAATCCTCCAACGATAGCTAAGTTTAAAATTTCTCCTAAATTCATAATTATAATATTAATCTTCTAAAATAATAAATGGGATAATTTCCCCGAATCTTGTAACGACTAGTCCAAGATTCAATCGTGTAATTTTGTAAAAACTTTCCTGTGTTACTGTCATTAGACATTATAGTTCCTTTATCTCCAATAATACCTACGTGTCCGTTTCTTATACCATTAGCACCCCCATATCCTGTCGGAGAAAGGATTATATCCCCTTTAACTGGTATCATAACCTTAACAAATTTAATGTTGTTACGGATTGAATTATACATTCTATAAGTTGAAATGTCTCCACCTGCATAATCTCCAAAGGCACTATAAACTATATCATTAATAGTTTCAGCACAACCATATTCATCAGGTGCTTTATCGTTAGGTGAAGCATCAATTCCTAAACACCCATAGGCAACTTTATAAAGTTTCTCTCCTGCTGGTGTTCCGTAATTAAATGTTTGGACTAAAAATTTAAATAAATTATACATATCTTTTATTTAATACTTTACTTTTTGGGGATTCTTTCTTTAAAGATTCTTTCTCTACAAATCTTATTGTTGGTTTTTTAGTTTTGCTCGGTTTTCCAACAACTCTAATATTAATTTTCGTCATAGCTTATTTGTATTTCATTATTATTAATTTTCTTTTCTATTAAACCGATTACTTGGAGTTCGACAACTTCTGGTAATCTGGCAACTGTTACATACATATTAAATAGTCCAAATACACTAGCAATAAAAAATACTCCTAAAACAAGCCACATAGCATTTATTACAGCTTTTCCTCCGTCAATTCTTAACTTCCATTCTTCTACTTTTTTTAACCTGCCATTGTGTTTTTCTAAAACACCTGTGTTAATTTCTAAAGTCTGATGAAACAACTCAAACTTTGTATGCAATTTGTTTAAGCAAGTCCCTAGATTATCTATTTTTTGTTCAAGTTCCTTTTCCATAATTAGTGTTAAATAAAAATTATTTAATTACTTCTTCTATAACTGGTTCTTCTATTACTTCTGCTTCTAATTCTTTAGCTAACTTATCTGCAACTATCTTATCTTTAGCTATTTTTATATCTTCTACTTTATGTAACTTTTCAATTACTTCCTTTCTTTCTTCTTCTTTTAAAGGATAATTAGATGGTTGTGGTCTTGTTGCTATATGATTTTCTAGTTTAAGTTCTGCCTCTGCAAAACATTTCTCTAGTATTGGTTTAAGATTAGCCTCATCTAATAAGACTAAATCCCTATCTTCTGAAGATAACCAATGTTCGTAATAAGTTCCTTCTTCTCCGTCTTGTATTGATACTGCCAAAAAGATTGAAGTTATATTTCCTTCGTGGTCTTTGTTTTGTTCGTATCTTGATATATTGTATTCCATGTTATTGTATTTTATTAAGTTTATAATCTATGTAAATTAACATTTGCGTGTCTTACTGTAATATCTGTTGTGCTTGTTTGGTTTTGTGTTGAAAGCCAAATTCTATCTCCAGCTACTATTGTAACTAATCCCGAACACCCCATTGAACCATAATCAGTAGATGCAAATTTTCTTGTTACTGCTATGTTGTCTAAAGGAGTTAATCCTTTATTTAATTCAAATTGAATGTCTTGTAATCGTTTTTCTGAATCAGTAACACTTTTTTCTAAACCAGATTTTTTTATTTCTAAATCACTTACAACTTTAGATAAACTATCGTTAAGAGTTTGCTGGTATTCACGGTTTTTTTCAAGGTTAGTAATTTCTACTTTCTTTCCTCTAATACTTTTTTCGTGGATTGATATTTCAGTCTGTAAATTAACTAATCTACTTTGAAATTCTTCTAGTTGTAGTAATTGTTCTACTGATAATTTAACATTGTTTTTTGGTGTTTTTGTTGACATATTTTTTTAATTAATTGTTAATAATCTTTAAGGTGCTATTTCTGTTACTACACATCTAGGAGATGTTCCAGCAACTGATATTGCTCCGTTATAAATTGTTCCAGCTTCCATAGCAGTTGAACCTCCTGTGCCATCGTCATTGGCTGTTCCAGCTTTTAAAACTACGTGAAATACTGATGTTGTTGCTCCTGCTCCGAGTTTTACAAAAAGAGGGTTTTGACCTAAATTTTGTATCATCCACATTATTCTTGCCGGGTTAGAAGCAATTACAGTATCCCCAGTAGTTGGAGAAAGAATTGCTGGTGTGTTTATATTTTTTGTGCTAAATGTTCCATCCATTTTTTTTTTTAATACTGATTATTTATTTTCAATATTATTGTTAATTTTTAATAAACTATTTTTAAAACTATATATTTATTGCACTTGTTTGATTTATTTGCATAATTTTGTTTTTTATTTTATAATATTAATAATGATACAACTTATATTAGCTTTTATAGCTTTCGCTATATTCGTAAAATTCCTTGATTATATCGGTACTACTGATTAGTCGCACTTGGTATTAATCCAGCCCTACTTGTTACTGGGGTTATTCCTTTTGAAGCAGTTTGTAATCCCTTAGCTAATCCAAACTGAATAGCTGGGTTTTCTGCTCCTCTAATTAAACCAACAGTTCCTATTCCTGCAGCTGGACCACCTGCCGAAGAACCTATCATAAAAGGTACAATGTCTCTCCACCTAATTAAACTACCTGATTGTTTTGAAGCTTTAGTAACTGCTTGTTTGATTGCATTTTCTTTTGCTAGTTCATTAAATAAAGGTATTGTATTAGGGTTTACTTCTTGGATTGTTTCTTTAATTCCATTGTAAAATATATTAGCTATCTCTTTACCTGATTTTTGTTCAGGTTTTAATAATCCTTCTACTAATTTTGATACATAAGTGTTCTTACCTAATGCTGTTTTTAATCTGTTTAAATCTGTTAGATTTAATCCTTCTGTAAACAGTTTATCCACAAGTCCACCTTTACCTGAAACTGTACTTAGTTTTTTAGATAATTGAGGTAATGTCAAACCTTTATCTTCCAATGCTTTTATAAGTGTTGGATTTTTTGCTAATCTTTGGAATATATCTTGTTCTGTTAACAGTATATCTTTAACAGTTGGTGATTTTAATTCATTTCCTAATTGTTTACCTAAAGTTTGTAATGAAGTTTTACTTTGATTTAATATACTTTGAGCTGTCCCTATTGTTTTTGTTGCTAAAGCTTGTTCTACTTTATCAGGTGTTAGTCCTTTAAATGCTGATGAGACAAGACTTTTAGGCATCATTTCTAATACTTTACTTATTCCACCACCTGCTAAACCTGTAACTGAACCTATCAATCCTCCTTTAACTGTTCCCTCTGCTGTTCCTGTTTCTTCTAACCCTGCACCTGCTCCTGAAACTGTACCCATTTTTACTGCACCTCCTAATGTCCCTACTGGCATACCTAAAGCAACTGTTTGAGCTCCTCGTCCAATATCTTTAATAACATCTGCACCTGTTTGTGGAACATCTAATCTTCCACCCTCCCCAAAGAAAGGCACTTTTGCTGATGCTTGATTTACTTCTTCTTCTGTCTTTCCTAAAAGCCTAGCTCCTAATTGAACTGGTCTTGCTAACATAGTAGCTACTGGTTGTGTAATTCCTCTAGCTAAACTTTTAACTATTCCTTCCCCTTTTGGTTCTTCTTCTGTTGATTGTTGAGCTGGTTGAGAAGTTACTTGTTGATTTGTTTGTTGTATTGGTTGTGAAGATTTATAACCCTCTGCATTTGCGACTGCTTCTGCCCATTTTCCTACATCTAAAGAATCCAAAGTTGCATCAGGTCTAACTTTCATATAGTTAGCTATATTTGCTGTATATTGAGCTGGGTTATTATTATCAGATTCAGGAGCATAAACTTTTGCAAAGTCTGCTAATGTGCTACTAGGACCTACTCCTGTTGTTGTAGTTCCTGTTTTCTTTGCTTGTAAGTCATTTAACAGAGCTCCGTATCCTTCTTGTGGAGATGAGAACTGCCTAAAAGTCCCTGTTTTAGGGTCTTTTAAGTTTCCTGGGTTATTGTTTCTGTTTGCTAATGTATCCATATTATTTTTAATTAAGCTGGTATCCAATTTCCTTGTGCATCTTGTTTAAAGTTATATCCTCCTGCTGTTGTTGAACCTCCTTTTGAAGTTCCTACTGATTGTCCAGGATTGCTAAGAATATCTTTCCTTGCTTGTCCTAGAGTTTCAAAGTTATGTCTAATCGCTATCATATCGTTAGGTGTTGGTTCATCAGGTATTTCTGCCATTGCTTGTGCATTGAAATCTGCTGGAGTTCCACCTTTTGAAGCTGCAAGTAAGTCTGAATAAGCATTTCTTAATGTTTGAACTGCTCCTGTCATAGCTCTTGTTTGTTCTGAACCTATTCCAAATTGAGTTGATACCCAGTTAGCTGTTTTGTTTATAATTGGTATATTTGTTGTCTGTGAAGCTCCAAGATTATCCATTATAGCTTCAACACCATTCAAAGCATTATTTGCTATATCATATTTAATACTTACTGAACCTTGCTGACCTGCCATTTCGTTTGATTGAGCTATATTAAAGCCTTCTGGTAATGATTGTTGCAAAGCATTTAATCCTCCTTGTCCGTATCCTGAAAGAGCATTTACAGCATCGCTATATGTCATCTGTCCTGTTGTTAGTTTATCTACAACATTATTTACAGCATCTTGTAAGCTTCCAGTAGTTCCTGTTGTGACCTCTCCTGTTTGTGGATTTACAACTTGGTTAGAATAAGGAACTTGAATTGGTGAAGCTAATCCTGCAGCTGTTCCTAGTCCTGTTTGCTGTTGTTGTTGTCCTGTAAGTTGTTGTCCTGTTCCTGCTAATTCTGCTTGTTGACCTGCTGACAGAGCTTGTTGTTGAGCTGCGGTTGATTGAGCGATTACAGCAGCGTTTCCTTCTGCTACTGGTGTAGTTCCTGTAGTTAAGTAACCTGCCTGTGCTCGTGCTCCTCTTTGCCCTACATCTGCTATTTGTTGTCCGTATCTTTTACCTATTTCAGCAGCTTTATTTCCTATATCTTGATTTCCTTGAGAAGCTGTTACTAAGTTTCCTATAAGTCCTGAATAAGAAGTATCTTGTGGGTTATTCACAGGAGCATCTTGAATTGTATTAGTGTAGTTAGGAGCAATCATACCATTAGCCATTTGTCCTGTTTTTGGATTTATTACTCTTGTAGGGTCTGTTTCTGCATAAGTCTTTGTTTGTTCTGTTGTAGAAGCTCCTTGAGTAGTTTTAGGTTGTTCTGTAGTTGGGTGATATGTTTGTGTTATTACTGTTCCATCAGGATTTGTTGTGCTATGTGATTTAACAGATTGATTTGATGGAGCTGTTAAAGTTGGTGCTTGAGGTTGTTGTTGAGGTGTTGCTACAGCACTTTTACCACTTAAAGAATTAAGAGCTGATGCCAATGGATTTTTATATGATGAACCAGCCCCTTTATACATATCATAACTGGGTTGTGTCCCAAAATTATATTTTGGTTGTGTTGTTGGTCCTTTATTTGAAAAAGCTAATGTCATAATTTTTAATTTATAATGTTAATAATGTTTATCCGAAATTCTGACCGTAAAGGTTAGGATTTCTTGATAATGGTCTTCGACCCAAGTTTACATTGATTGTTTTACTTCCTGCGTATTCGTCTAGTTGTTTTAACTTTTGATTATACAATCCTTCAAAGTTTTTAAATTTCTGTGGGTCATCTACTATTGTTGACCAATAAAACATTAAAGGCTTCCATATAAGCATATCTTGGAAATCTTCCATTAACAAAGGCATCTGTCCTATAGTATAAGAACCTCCTGAAACGTCTATGCCTTGATATGGTTGGTATAAAGTTAAAGTTCCAGCTGCACTTATACTTTCAATTTGATACCATAAATTATCTCCTTTTGATTCTGATATTTTAATCCATCTTGATTCTAATTGTCTATTTGTTGTAGGTGTCCAAACTGTTGTAGTTCCTGTTATGGTTTTAGAACCATTAGTTACTGCAACTGTGCCTGTTGTATAATCAGCAATACTTAAATCTGGTATTCTAAATTTATAGTTATAGGTTATGGTATTTCCTGTTGTTGACGGTATCGGCCATATTCCTACTTGACCCCCTTTATCTCCTCCAGGATAAACAAAGAAGTTATTTGGAATATCTGCATAATAAGGAAAGACATTTAATTTGTCCCATTCTTCCCTTGATAGAACTTCTGTTGGTGTCCATTTTAAAGCTCCTATTGTTATAGTTACTGTTTTAAGTTTAGAATAATTTGGTGGTGTTGGGTAGAACTGACAACCTCCTACTTCTAATACAGTTGTTGCATCATCTGAAAGTCCTACAGCCCAAGTCATTGTAGTTGAACCTGCTGTGAATTGAACTTGTCTAACATCTCCATTTGAAAAAGTAACAGATGTAACTGTTGTATGATATAGCCAAGCTGTAGAAAGTGTTGCTGATTTATCTCCTGATGATAAAGCTCCTGTTGAAGCTAAAGTTTGTTCTCCTACTGTTGAGATACTAAAAGTTCCTTCGTTATTAAAGTATTTTTGTAATAAATATCTATGTTCTATATTAGCTAATTTACTACCACGAGTAAGATTATCACTAGATTTATTTAGTGAAAAGTCTCCGTAATTTGTTTGTTGTTCTCCGTATGAAATCATTTTATTTAATATTTAATAGTAATAGTTATTGTTACATTTTCGACAGATGTAGGTGTCCCTGTTAATTTTAAAGCAAGTCTATCTCCTGCTTCTAATCGTGTATCTCCTATTGATTCGGTTAAACTTCCGTCTAAAACTGTGTTAATTGTTCCTTTTAAGTCAAAGTCTGATGTTAGAAGTTCTATACCAGAAGCTGGGGCAGTTGTTCCTATAAGCTTTTCTACATTCAAAGTAACTGCTCCACCGTCTGTTCCTAATACTGTATGAACTTCTGTAATCGTATTTATTGTGAAAGCAAATGGAGCTGTAAAGAATACACTATAATTTCCTGCTGTTGATGCCTGTGTTCCAAATAATGTAAATGAAAGTGTTTGTTGTTTCCCTGATAAATTTTCAAAAGGTATTCTCGGACTATCTGAATTATTATGAGTATGGAAAGGTGTTTGAGCCACAGCAAATTGATTGACAGAATTATTGTCATCAATCATTTGTTGTATTTCTTTTTTTAATTCTTCGTTCATATAATTTTAATACTTTGTAATCTAACAAAGTCTGCATTTGCACCTGAACCATTTGGACTTAATGTAATCTGTAATTGTAACCATTGTCCTTTTTCAAATACTGATGAAAAGTATCCTGATAATGGGGAAGTTTCTGTTACTGCTGTCCCACAAGTTACCCAAGCATCTGTTGAATTTTGTCTATATTTCATTGTAACTGTTCCAACACTTAATATTGTGCTTAATTTATATTCAATCCTTGAAAATGTATGTTTATCTAACATTGACCCTGTAGGGATTAAATCTGTTTCAATAACACAAGGTGTAGAGATAGTTTGGTCGTTTCCGTCTATTCCATACAAAGGAGAACTTACATCTGAATACCAACCACTAAAGTATTGTGGTCCTCTTTCTGTTTGAGTTTCCGAAGGAATTAAAACCGAAGCTGCACCATTATAACTTCCGTAACTATTTTGGTTCTCTATTCTTAAAGATAAACCTGTATCTTGTCCGTAAAAGAAATTCTGTGAAGGAACAAATGACCATACACCTCCACAGTTTCCTGCTTTAGCTGGGAATGGAGATTTTGCTGCAACTTGGTCTTGTATTGAGAAATATACTCTACCTCTTAAATACATAGCATCTCCCCAAGTAAAATAAGGGTCAATATAAGTTTGTGGAGAACCTGCTATACCTGCACAATAATCAGGCACAGTTAGAACCAATGAAGCTGTTGAGCCATTAGTTACATAAATATTTCCTTTGTTTCCTGCGAAGACATAAAGCATATTGTTAACAGTTACCATATTTACTGCCATATTTTCAGGTAAAGGAATTATATCACTTGGAGTTACTGATACTTGATTCCAAGGATAGAGTATATTTGATTCACAACCTATTATTACATTGTTTCCTATTTCTCCTATTACTGTGGCTATTTCAAATGTAGGTAAATCTAATCTTTGAGGTGTCCAAGTTAGTGTTGCTTTTCCACCTGCTGATATAGGATAAAAAGTATTAAAGTATTGGTTACCTGATGAACCAGTAGCTATGTCTAAAGCTGAACCTCCTGAAATCGCTGCATAAACTCCAAATTTTCCTGTTCCTGCTGCATATTCTATATAATAAACTGTTCCAACTGTCAATGCTGTTGGTTTTGTATCGTCTGTGAAAAATACTGCTGGTATTCTTAATGTACTTGTTCCTACTGTTGGTAATGACCCACTAATAAGAGTTGCAATAGTTCCTGTTGTAGTTACTGCTGTATATTTACAATATGATTGAATATTCGGTCCTCCACTTAATAAGGAAGTATTAGGGAATAACGAACCTATAAAGTTAGTATCTGTATAATAAAGTTTTCCTTGATGTCCTACAAAGGCAAAGTTTTTATTTGGAGAGGAAGCAGGAGTTAATAATAAACCAGAAGCAAACACTGTATAAGAACTTGTAAGAATACTTGTTGATTTACACCAAATTGTTCTAGCTGTTGCTGGGGAAGTATGATTGGCAAATAACATAACCCAACCGTTTAAAATAGCTAGTCCTGTCGCATTTGTATATAAAGTTGTATCGGGTAAAAACCAAGTTAAGTTTATAGAAGCATCTACTGTAGCTGTATCATAAACCCATACTAAGCCTTGATTATCTAAAATATAATACCTGTATTGTTTATTTGTTCCATCGCTGTAAAATTCAGTTGCTTTAGCTATTGGTTTTCCTACATCTCTAGTATAAGTAAAACTAGCTGTGCCAGAAGCTGTGAATGTTTCAACACTTCCACCTAGAGTTGTAGATAGTTTTAATACATTACTAGAAACATTTACTATGTAATAAGTTCCGTCTGCTAATCCTATTATAGAGCTTCCTGATATTGTAATAGGAACTCCTGAATTAAATACACTCACTCCTGTCATTACTGCTTCTAATTCAGTTGTGCTTGTAGCTGTTAATGTTCCTGTTCCTGCTCCAGTTGCTTTAACAGTTGTTTGCAAAGCTCTGTCAAAACTAGCCATAGCTTCCCCTGATATGGTTGAAATGTTCCCTGCTTGTATATTAGCTAGTCCTTTGTGTGGGGACATACCAATACCATTCTCCCAGCCAGAGATTGTTATTGTTTTTTCTTTTTTATCTATTTGATAACTCATAATTTTACATAAATTGGAAGAATCCTGTGTTTGTTACTCCAGTAAAAGGAACATCTGTGCTAAATACTGCTGAATTATTATTTGTTAAATCATTATTATTAGATGTTTCGTCTAATAAAGAGTTGTTTAATTTCCAGTATGCTACAAGGTTTGCTTCATTACCTACTAGTTCTTTATTATAGTTATTTGATATTTCTGTTGGTGTTCTTATATCTGACCATACACGGACATCATCTATTTTTCCATCCCAGAAAGCATCGGGATTTGATGTTGTATTTAAAAAAGAACCAATCAAAAAAGGAGCAGAACTATTAAACATTGATGTAGCTAAACCTGTTAATGTATCTACACTTGAACCATTTATGTATAATTCTGCTGTTCCTGCACTTGCATCATAAGCTATAGCTATTTGATACCAAGTAGCTAAATCAGGTGACCAAACAGAACTATCACTTGATACATTAGCTCCGTCACTTGAGTTATAAAAAACTAAACTTGTGCCATTATAAAGAAAATTCCAAGAACGATTTGTTGTTCCGTCATATTTAGATAAAAGTATTTGTGTTCCAACAGATTCAAAATTTACCCAACACTCTAAAGTCATATCTCCAGTAATATCCAAACCAGTTTGTGCTGCATCTGTTATACTAAGATATTGCGATGATGTTGATTCTAAATCTATTGAATGCGTGTTTGTTGACATATTATTTATATAATTCGTCTATTTCTTTATCCCAACCAGTTATTAAACCAATTATGAGTAAAGGTATTCCTATAAAGATTGCTTGTAATGTTTTCATTATGCTTCTTCTACGGATGCAACACATCCCCACTTACTTGTAACTGTGTCATAAATAAATCCGACAGTTAATACTTTACTTATTGTTGTTGTAGTTGGTAAAGCAACACCCTTTGCTTCAAATGAAGCTCCCCATGTAATTCCTCTTGCAGTTCCATCATCTTTTATTCTTATAATTAATTTCTGAAAGTTTGTAGGAGTTCCTGATAAATTTGTAGTCATTGATGTTATATCAGTAGCTATTGCAGTAATTGAATGTGCATCAACATTATCTGTATTAATTGTAGGTGTAGCACTTGAAGCTTCTGTAGAAACTCTTGGTGTAATTCTTTTATTAGTTAAAGTATTTGTAGAACTTATAGAAGGAATTACTACTCCCTCTACTGCTAATACTCCAGCAGCACTTCTTGAAAGTGTTGTATCAGAAGCATGTCCTAGTTCTATTGTTCCTACTCCTAAAGCAGTAGTTGTATCATCTACTAATCCAGTTAAAGGAAGTCCTGTACAATTTGTTAAAGTTCCACCAGATGGCGTTCCTAATGCACCTCCTGAATAAAGCAAAATAGCATTTGCATCTGGTAGTGTAAAGGTCTTTTCAGCAGTAGTTGGACCTGTAAATTTAGTAAATCCATTACCTGTTCCTCCGTAAGTTGAAGCAATTACTTGTGTTAGTGCAGCAGAACCATCGAAGTTATTACCATAAATAGCCCTAGCTGTTGCTAGAGTTACTGCTGTTGTAGCTGTTCCTGATGTACAAACTGTATTATCTCCTGTGTTAGTTCCTGAAACAGAAGCATCTAATGGAACTGTTAAAGTCTTTGATGTTGTTCCACCTGCTATTGTAAATCCATTAGTTTGTGCTGCTAAAGTTAAACCATTAACTGATGTAGGAGTAATTGCTCCAAGAGTTAATGTGATAGCTGGGGTTGTTGTAGAAGTTGCAACTGTTCCTGATATTCCGTTGGCTGTAGTAACTGACACAGATGTAACTGTTCCTGCCCCTGCTGCTAAATCAACTAAAAGACGATGAGTAGTGGGGTCAGCCCACAAATTTACAATAGCACCATCACCAGCACTTGATAATGCTGATAATGCTCTTCTACTATTTTGGTCTAATCCTGCTTCATTCATAATTTTTTATGCACTATCTATTAATAATTTATTGTTTGATACATCTCCATAAATTTCTACAATACTTCCGTCATCTGCTGATGAAAGAGCTGTAAATACTGGAACACTATTTTCATCTAACATTGCATTATCTCCGTTATTTCCATTATCACTTCCAGTAGAAGCATCATTTACACAAAGTCCGTGTCCTGTTGGTTCTGCACATATAGGGACAATCGTAACTCCGTCTAAGCTAGAAGCACAGATTATTGTAGGTCTTCCATTTGAATCGTGTTTTGCATTTGTCATTTCTTTTTTGTTCGAGCTATTGCTCTTTCTAATGTTGCTCTTAAATCATTACACCTAACTCTATCTTCATCTAATTCCTTTGATAATAGGTTTAGACTTTCTTCTCTTTGTTTTAATGTAAACTCATAAGACTTAATACTGTCTTCTTTTATTGACAATTCTCTATTCTTTAAGTCAAATGTTCTGTCTTGATTATCTTTCTTATTTATAATTTCTTGTTTAGTCTTTTTAATAATTTCAAGGTCTTCTTCTGCTTCAAGATAAACTTTAGATAATTCTCTTTCTCTAACTTTGATATTATTTAAAATCTCTTTAGATTTTTTTTCTCTTTCTACTGTCCTCTCTGCTTTACCCTCTAATTCGCTTGAAATGACCCCTAGCTCTGCTTTAACTTCCAATAAGCTGTCTTTAGCTGTCTTTAGTGTTTCCCACTCTAAATCAAGAGGTTTTACAAGTTCTTTTCTTTTTTCTTCTAAAACAATTAATTCTCTTTCTTTTGTTTGTATTTCTTGGAATAGTTTATCAGTTTTCTCTTTTAGTTCTGTTTCCATTCCAAGTAAGAACAAATTATGTTGTTTTTCTAAATCAGCTAACTTAATACGAAGTGCATCAACTTTTTTAGCTAATATTACTCCTTCATTGATTAGGTTTGCTTTCTGTTCTTCAACAACGGAGTTTACTTTTTTCTTTGACAATAATTTCATTTTAGTTCATTGGAGAGTCTGACATTTGTCCTATTGATTCAGGCTCATCATCTTTAAATACTTGATTTAGATTATCTTTATCTGAAATGGCTTTAGAACCTTTAAATTTATTTCCATTATCTTTAGGTAAATCTTTTACTTTAGCTTTAGATATAGGCAAAGGAACTAAACACTGATTAATCCAATTTTGCAAAACTTTATCATCAAATGTTGGTGGTAAACCTCCCCCCATTTTAGCCATATCTTTATAAGTTTTACTTTTATAGAACTCTCTTATTGCTAATTTATAAGCAAATTTCTTTCTAATACTTTGAATATTCTCTAATGATTCATTAGCGATAATCATAGGACTAGATGTTCCTGCTTCAAAAGTATATTCCTTGTTATTCCAAAGAGCTACGAAGTCTTCGTTGGTTGCATTTGTAAATCTAAATACTCCATCAAATTCATCGTTAATTCTAATTTCTTGTTCTTTATTTGTATTTTCCATAATAATTGACTCATTTCAGGTAGAGTAAGACCTTATTATTTATAATTGAACTCTTTCGGAGCTCATCTTTACCCCTGTAAAGGTGTAAAGGGATAAAGTGAACCACTAAAGTGAAACGTTAATCATATTATGTTTAGCGTCTGCTGAAGCAACTAAAGTTGTTCCAATTTTTGGACCTGTAGCTACGGCATAAGTCAATATTGACCCTGCTGTATCATCAGGAACCATAACATCAAGACCTAGAGCTACTGTAGCTCCTGCTGCAACTGCAACTGGTCCTTTCGTTTGAACGTATCCGTATGAAAGAACTGTAGCTGATGTAGCTGGAAGTGGGTAAGCTGTTACTCCTAGAACTTGTCCGGTTAGGGTTGTAGCTGGACTAATGATTACACCGTCTGTTGTGTAGTCAGTTCCATTCTTTGAACCGTAAGGATTAATTGTAAGAGTAAATCTTGAAGTAGTGTCTGTAGCTGTAGTAAATTGGTCTTCTAATACTACTGACATAGCAGAAGTAGTTGAAGCTGCAGTGTTGGATTCAATTTTCATTGTTTGTCCAAGACCTGTTCCTTCTACTACGTTTAGATAACCACCTTGGAATCTATTTACTAATACTGCTGTAGCACCTGTAGCAATTTGGATAACTTTACCACCTATTGAAGCCGCGATTGGACCTAATGATGCTGCGTATCCAGTTGTTGAGGTTGTAGCTGGAGAAAGACCAACTGCATTTGCTTGAGCTGCTGGACCTTGGACAACGTGTCCTTCGGTAATAGCAGTTCCACCTACTTGAACTAATGCGAACTCTCTACCGTCTCCAGTTGTCCATCTTGAACCAACCATTGTTGCTAAAGAAGCATCGCTATTTATTACTGTTCCACTTGCTGTTGTAGTTGAATACACTTCAAATGGAGCACTTTTAAAACCTGTTAAATAAGTCATTTTCTTTTAATTGTTAGATTAATAATTTCTTTGTAATGTAATCCTTTCTAAAGACTACATTAATGTTTGTAAGAATGAAACCCAAGTATTTGCTCCTGTGCAGACACTTGTAATAGTCATATGCTTACCTGTTGTTACTGCTGCAGTTCCACCAACTAAAGTATGTCCTGTGGCTGCTGTAATTGTAACTGTTTGGTCTCCGTCATTGTAGTAAGTCCACTTAATTGTAGAACCTACTGCAATTTCTGCTACACCTGCTGACATAGCTGTTCCTGTTGGAACGGTAGCTGTACCAGCTCCAGTAACAGATGTATGTATAACTATACCACCAAGAATCTGTGCAATTGTTGGAGTTGCACTTTGTGCATCTACATTAGTTATAGTTTGGTTAAATACAACATTTGGTGCTGTAGTTTCTCCAGTTACAGTTAATGTATCTGACATTGCAACAGCTCCTGATACAGTTTGTGCACCAGAAATTGTTGTCGCTCCTGACAAAGTTGTTGCACCAGATAATGTTGTTGCTCCTGATATAGTAACATCTACATCAGTAACAACTCCGTTATCTATAATTCCAGGTATATGTTGTTTCAATACGTCTATACTCATAATTTTCTTTGATTAGCTATTAAATACCTGTTACTCCTGTCAATTTACCATTTCTGAATGGGTTAGTTGAAATCAACTGACCACCCATAATCATAAATCCGTTTACTGCTCCTTGGTTGTAAGCTTTAATCCAGTTAGTCCAAGTAAATGCTTTAGTTGCATTAGCTGGGTTGTAAGCATAGATGTTTCCTTGAATGTTCTTGTCAGCCAAAGATACAGCTTCTCCTTCCCACCAATTCAATCCGTAGAATTTCAAGTAGTCTGTATTCAATAGGTAGAAGTTACCTGTTAGACATTTCTTATCTTTGTAGATAGTTAGTCCGTCCCAGATTAAACCTTTGAAAGCATAACCTGTTCCTGAATCCATATTTTTGAAATCTGTGTAAGTATTTCTTTGGAATGGTTGTAGTAATTGTTCGAAGTAAGCCCAAGTTGTATAGTCTGTCATTGCGAACGTAGGTGCAACTCTTCCGTCTGTGATTTCATTTGCTAATTGTCTAACTTTCAAAAGTGAAATTGTTCCACTTGAAGCTGTAACAGTAGCATTTAATCCTTCGTAAGTTGCTCTTGAAAGTCCTCCGTAGTTTGATGCTGTTGTTCCATCATCTACAATGTTTCCTAAACCTGCTGGAGCTTTTCCACCAAATGAAGTTCCATCACTTTGGAAGAAATTACCGATATCATCAGCTCCGTCTTGAGCTCTTGATTTCATCATTGTCTTCATAAGATTTAACTTCTGCATTGGTGTTTTGTTCACTGACAAGTCTGAACCTGCTAATGCAACGTTTGTAGCTACGAATGTAGGGTAGAAAGTCATATTAACTGATACTGGTTGTTGTGAAGTAGGAAGTTGGTCAAAGCCGTTGAAAGCTACTGAAGCAACACCTTTTTGATACTTAATTGGGAACAACATTTGTGAACCGTCCCATTTTGCAGTGTTTCCTAAGATTTCACCGAAAAAGAAGTTATCTTGCAAAACTTGGTCAACCCAAGCTGGTGCTAGATATTGGTTAGTCGTTGTTTGAATATTTATGTTTGGTTGCATAATAATAATTTTTAATTTCTAATAATTTTAACCTGATAATTTACCAAACCACTTTTCTACTGCATTCCACGATTTATCAGTGTTTTCTTGAACAACTGAAGCATCGTTTGAACGAGCTGAAGAACGATTGGCTAATTCTTTTGCACGATTTGGTTTAGGTTGTGCAGTCCCTTTTTGAATATCTTGGAATAGTTTAAATGATTCCTTTAGGTCAGGATATTCAGATACCTGTCCGTCTGCATCTTTAGGAGCAATTCTCTTAATGAAATCAACGAACTCACCTCTAGTCTTTTGTGCAATTTCTTTATCTGAAGTTATATCTACTTTGAAAGTATCTTCTATATCTTCAAATCCTTTAACAAGTTCATTGTGAGCTTCTTGCTCTGCTTGTTTTTCTTCGTTTACTCTTGCGTCAATTTCTTTTAGTGCTTCTGCTCTTGTATTAGTATCTCTACTATCAAGAGCTTTTTTGAAGTCTTTAATAGCTTGTATCTTTTCAGGTGTATCGTTTCCAATAACTCTGTTAAGAACATCTACTAAAGGGTCTTCTTCTGGTGTAACTTCTACTGGTTTTTCAATAGTAGGTTGAACCTGTGGCATTCTTTTTTCAATCTCTTTTTCTATAAATTTTTGAACCTTTGGGTCCTTATGATAAGGGATTTTTTCTTCTTCCACTTCTTCTGTCTCTACTACTGGTTCTTCTTCTGTTGTTTCCAACACATCAGGAGTTGCTTCAAAAGGGTCTTTTTCAACTTCTTTTAAATCTCCTAAAAAATCATCTAATTCATTTGGCATAATATTTTTGCAAGTTGTTTCAGGCACAATCAGGAAAGCCTATTATACTATTAATTGGGTCTTATTTAAGGTCCACTACCCTAGAAACGGACACACTTTTACTTCTTTTTATTTTTCATTTTTTCTAAAGCTTTTTCCATAGCTTCGTGTTTCATACATTCTTTATCTCCTTTCTTAAACTTAATCTTTTTGTTCATCTTTAACATAATTGATTTGATTAACTAATAATTATTGTGGCATTGATGGTGTGCTTATCGGAACTTGTGATAAAGAAGCACTTGCTGGTTCGCTTCCTAATGTTTGGTCAACTGGTTGAGGTAATGGGTTCATATCTGGTGGGTTACCCATTTGTCCTCCTTGTTGCATCATTTCTTCTGGGAAGAACTTTGTCATATACATTGCTGGGTCTAGTTTAAATAATGTAACCATTCTTGCTGTTTCCATTGGGTCAGGATAGTTTAATTTCTTGAATAGATTAATTGGGTCTAGCCAACCTTTATTTGCTAAGTCTATAGCTAGGTTCTGTTCTGTAATCTCGTCTTTAGGTTGCATTGAGTTAGGAGAAACAGAAACAACAAAATGTCTATTCATATTACTCTTAACTAATTCTACAAACTCTACTGCTCTACCATTTCCCATAATAGCTGCAAAATGTGGCTCATCATAAAATACATAGTAAAGTTGTAACCACCAGTTAAATACATTGTCAGCTACTTGTTCTAGTGCATCTCCTATACCTCCTCCTATTCTTGATGAGTCGTGAGATTGATTTAATATCATTCCTCTAGCTGTTGTATCTGTATCTGGTTGAGCTGTTAGTCCTTGAACACCGAAAATTGACCTTAAAGATTGTTTATCATTCTCTTGTGCTTGGAATACTGCTACTGGAATACCATTTGCAGGAAGTCTTTTTATTGCATTATCCACTTGTCCATCAGGAACTAACACAGGGTTTCCGTCTTCTAAAGCTTGAGCTGCTTGTTTAGCTGTTTCAACATTAAATGAAATACCTGATAAAGCTATAGAATTATTACCACTGGCTAAGTTTCTACTTATTTGTTCATCTCTTGCATTAATTCTATCTTGGTTTGGTATGTTCTGTTCGATTAAGTTAGTATCATCGTGTGGTTGTTCTTGAAATGAGAATACTGATAAGAATGTATAAGGCATTTTAGGGATAGCAAAGTGGTTCATTCCTTGTATTGCAGAGTCTCCTTCTCCTTCGTAATTAAAGAACTCATTTTTATGTTTATCTAAAACTTTATCTTCATAAGTATAGAAACAATACTCATCTGTCCACCATTCTGTATAAATAATTTTTGTTCCTAACTTTCCATCGACTTTTAAAGTAATATAATCTTTATGTTCAGGATAATCTTCTATAAGTTGTTGAGCTTTTATACTTCTCTTTTCTCCTAAATAATCTCCTATATAATTACCGAACTCATCAATATATCCTTCTGGGTCTAATATGAAATTCTTTGGTTGTCTAATATCACATTTAATTTCTTTTGTTTTCTCGTCCCAACCGTGTTTAAGAACTCCTGTGAAGTAAACTGACCAATGTCTAACTAATACACCTAACTTCTTTCTAAGTCCAAGAGTATCAGCGTGGAATTGTAGCATTGTCTTAATATCGTTTGATGCTGATTTTCCTTCATCTGTGTTGTCGGACCATACTACTGGTTCAGGGTTTTTCGATAAAGCTTGTGGAATAAATGTTTCTTCTGATTCAAATATCAAGTTAGAAGATATAACATTGTCTGTATCTCCGTTATTGTTTTGTTTACCAAGATAATACTTTTTATTTTTATCTTGTCTTGGTTTTATTTTAGCAATGTAAGGACTACTCTTGATTTCCCATTTATCCTTTAAAGATATTAATTCTTCATCGGACATCTTCAGTTCAAGCTCATCAATAACATCACCATCAATCCCTTCTTCTGCAAGAGGTTCTGATTCTATTTTATTAGTGTTTGAGCCTACTAAGTCTCTTACACCATCTATATTTTGTTGAAAGCTATCCATTATGTTTTATATATAAAAAGCACTAGGGAGTTACCCTGTGCTTTTGGTTTGTGCCATTAAGCTAATTACTATAATTATAACACTAATAAAAAAACAATGCAAATTATCTTTTATAATGTTTTGTTATTGCTGTGTGTTGAATTATTCCGTTTGAGTCATAATCCATAGAAACATTACAATTTGTTAATACATTTATGTTTAGTTGAGTCATAACTCCTAAGATATGAGCTATTAGTTCATAGTGTTTTTGAAACTCTTTAAACAATAGTGCATCTTCATTTGTTAGTTCTACTTTAATCATATTTAAAAGTTTGCTTTAATTCCTAATCTCCCTGCTTGTATAACCCCTGTGCTACTTGAAGCTGTTTCAACTCCTTCCATAAAATTATCTTTTTTATTTATTATTTGTGCTAGGTCTTCGGAAAACTTATCCATTCCTACAAGTGCATAGATTAAACTCATAAACCAGTGGTCTGCTCCTTTTCTTTTCCATACCCACCTCCAACCATATTGTGGGTCGTTCTCATCTTTACCACTAATCTCTTTTACTCTATAAACATTTAAACAATGTTCAAAGAAAGGTTGCCAATCTTCACTACTTCCATTAAACATTATTCTTTGTTCATTTAGTTGGTCCACTGCTAACTGTATCGTTCTGTTTCTATCTACTAATACTTTTCCGTGTTCATCATTTTCCCCCCATCTTATAAGTTGTTTGCTTTTAGTTTCTTTTACAAACCATACTAGGAATACTCTACCTTTATATTTAGTTTGTAACTTTCTAATTCCAATTAAGTCTCCCCCTTGGTCAGCTACAAGTATCCAGTTTGGATTTGTGTATAGTAACTTATCTATCTCATCATAAGGGTCATAGTCTGGGTCATTTACTTCTTGAGGACTTTGACAATAACCGTGATAGAAGACTCCTTGCTTATTCATTAAAGTATAATATATATCGTGTCCTGTATCTACTCCAATAACTACTCTGTTTTCTTGTGAATTAGTTTCAGGAGTTAAACACTTTGTTAAGGCTAACGTAGAAAGCTTATCATTTGGGCTTACATAAGGTTCTCCTAACCATTTCTGTTTGTATAGAACAGGTCTTTTTAACTTATCATCTTCAATCTCTTTTTTAATAACATCAGGAAGAAATCCATACTTCTCTGCTATATCATAGTTAACATTAATGATTAAAGTATTAGGTCTTCCTTCTTCAACTAACCTTGTGTGAACTGGGTCGCTAACATTTAATCTGTTGTATGTGTAAATAAGTTGTGAGCCTACTTCACGGATTGTTGGGGTTAATACTTCTAAACTTTTCTTAGTGATAGTTTGTGCTTCTTCAATCCAAGCTATGTTAATACCTTCAATAGATTTAAGAGATTGTTCATTGTTCCAAAGTCCTTTGAAGATAAAGTCTGAACCAGTAATCTTATTAGTGATAGTTTTATCTGTAATACTAAAGTCGTTTAGTCCATATTGTTTAATCAAGTCAGATAATAATTGATGGGAACTTTCAGCAATAGAGTTTTGGAACTCTCTAAAACAACCTATTCTTATTTTCTTTTCTCTTGCTTTAATTAAAAGAACTCTCGCTACTGTGTGAGATTTCATTGAGTTACTAACATTCACTCCATTAGCAAAATAGTTATGATACTTTTCAGTTTCAATACTCCAAACATCTACTGATTCATAGACTTTCTTAACTCTAATCCTACCTTTCTTGCTTCCTGTGGTGTTTGTTTCTTGTGAGGGTAATCTACCTGTAAGTGTTTCCAAGTTCTCCCACTTAGCAAATCCCTTATCCCATCGTAATTCAATCCAGTCTTGTTCTTTAGAAGTTCTGCCATCATTCTTATTGGCATCTTTGGATTTTGTAAGCGAAATTGTAGCAATTCTCTGGCTTCTTTCTCTGTTATCTTCCTTAAATTCTTTCCCTGTGTAGATTGGTCTGTCCTTAACCCCGTCTTCCAAAGATGAATGGATTGTTCCTGTCTTGTCGCCCACTCCAAGTTGTTTACTCTGTTGTCTGTTTTTATTCCGTTTTTGTGATTGACTGTTTCCTTTTTCTTCAAGTTCGGAATAAATGTTCTTGCTATTATTCTGTGTAATACTTGAGACTTTCTTCCTACAACTGTCATTAAATAACCGCTGTGGTTGATTGATGGTTTCATCACTTTTGTTTTGTAACCACCCTTGTAACTCGTTGTTAGTATCCTCCCCATATTGCTTACATAGTAATTCAAGGGTTCGTTTTTGGCTTGAATCCATAATTCCCCAGACAAGCTGATAGATTGGAATATAGGTTTTCCCATTAAAGTATTTGTGGTCATAAGTAGTCTTAGTGATAGTTCCATTTATTTCTAATTCAAACATTGGTTTCGGTTCAAAGTTTGCTTCAAAACTATCTATACTATTGACTATATCATAATCTCCAACCAAAGACAATACTTTATCCCCCACCACAATATCACTAATTCTTTTAAAAGAACCATCATACATTGAAATTATTGTATCGCCATCAAAACAATATCTTCCACCATAAACGGCTGCTTCTCTCCAATCACTGTCAAACAGTCTCTGGTATTCTATTGGTATCTCCATTATTATTTGCTGTGTCATCTTTTTTATCTAAGAATTTAACTAGGACAGGAACAACTATATTAATTTTACTATTCTCATCTTGTGAGTATATTCCTTTTATCTTATAAGCTGAATCTAAATATTTATGTCTAACAGCATAATCAGGTTCATAACCTACTTCTTCAACTTCTCCTGTTGAATTATTATTTTTAAATATAGTTTTTCCTGCATTTAATCCTTCTTTATGAACCTTTACTAAGTCTTCATCTGGTATCTGTTCTGCTATTGACATAATAGCTTTTTGTATCTTAGGTTTTGCTAAGTTTTCAACAGCCATAACACCAGCAACGTTTTCGCTTTTCGTATTATAGTTATTTAGAATAGATTGAGTTCCATTACCAGTCTTTATCCAATCTTTTACAAAACCTTTTTCTTTTTTAGATAGTGTTTCTCCTTTCATTATTTCTTCTTTATCTGTTTAAGTTCTTTAGCTTGTTTTAGTGCTTCTGCTTTTAATCCTTTCTTTTTAAGTTTAGGAATTATTCTTTTATGTTCCTCCAACATTTCTTTCTTATTTACTTTATATGTTTTTGCCATAAATTAATTTCATTAGTGTATATTCTGTTTCTTTTTCTACAGGGACAGAGTCTAGTAATAGTTTGTATTCTTCTTCATTTTTTCTTAAATTTAGTGATAGCATTCCTTTAGAAGTATTCACAATAGGGTGTGAGATATATTCTACTTTTAGTAATCTCATTATTTCATTATCTTGTTTTATATTCATATTTTTAGTTTTTTAACTGCTCTAAAGCATTTACCACATATTTGGCTTTTACTTGTTAATTGTGTGTTTAGTTTTTCATTAAAGAATGTTCTTTTTCTTATAAAAAACTTATTCTTTTTACATTGTGCACATTTACCGTATATCATATTAAAAAGGTCTTTTAGCTTGTAATTGCATCATTAATAATTCTTCTTCTGATTTTTTAGGAATACATACGACCACTCCACAGGTTAATATAGTTCCTGCAAGAGATACTGCATTTCTAACTGCATTTTTTATAACTGCTGATGAGTCTATAACATCTTCATTCCAGTTTGGTTCTTCTATATTCATATTCTTTAGGTTTTGTATATATGGAGCTTTTAGTGCTTTAGACAATATCTTTCCTGCTTCTGTATCTGGTAATGTATCGGCTACATTTAAAAGACAAACACCACCACCTTTAACTACTCCGTCCTTTAAAGCTAACATACTTGAATTGATAGCATCTTTTGTCTTTAACCTTATGTAAGATAATTCACTCTCGCTATTTGCTCCTAATTTAAGTATAGCTGTTTTTGTCTGTAACCAAGATAATCTTAATTTAGAATCATTATCTTTATTTTCTTTTAATTGTGCTATATGTTCTGAAAAGTCTACACTAGGGATTATTATTGTTTCGTCTTTATCTACTGTTATTTTAGCACAAGTTCCCAAATGACTTAATCCTAAGTTCTTAAAGTTTATTCCTGTTGCATCTTCTACAATAGTTGCTCCTACTACTTTAGAGAAGTCCTCAAATATATAATTTTTAAACAATACAGAAGCTTTGATTATAAGAATATTCATTACTTTATCTTTGTGAGCTTTAACCATAATAGAAGCTACTTCTGAATCCATATCATCTGTAAATATAACTAAGTCTTTTTTGCCTTGTTTATTTAGTTCTTCTATAAGTGGATTTATATCATTTAAATGTCCTATCTTTCTTTTTGTTACTAAAATTGTTGGGTTTTCATATATTGCTTTTGTTTCTGTTTTGTTATCTTTTACTGCTTCTTTGTCGTGAACCATAGCTGGAGATAGAAAACCACAATCATTAAACTTTACTCCGTTTGTTATAGAGTATGTTGTTTCGTATGTTCCACTTGCTTCTGGGCTAATTATTCCTTCTTTTCCTATCTTTTGGTAAATTTCTCCTATAAGATTACCCATTTCTTTGTTTTCTCCTGCTATTGTTGCAATATTGTTTACTTCTTTTTCTGTTATTGTTTGTTTTACTTTGTCTATTTCTTTTTCTACAACAGGGATTAATAAATCTAATTCTTTTTTAAGTTCCATTCCTGTAAGTTTAGATTTATTATTTATTATCTCACTTGTAATAATACAAGTAGTTTTTCTTCCATCTCCTGAATCTTTGTCTTGCTTATCCATTAACTCTTTGATTAGTCCTAAACCTCTCTTTTGCACTGGTTCTTCTGTTTGTATAGCTTGTATAATAGTTTGAGCATCGTTTGCTATCTCGTGATAAGGGTAGTTTTCGTTTTCTACAATAACATTTATTCCTTTAGCCCCATAAGTAGGCTTAATAGGGTCAATCGCAAGATTAACTCCTTCTATTAATAAATCTATTGCTTCTTGTCCTGTTTTTACATTATTCATAAGGATTATATTTGTATTCGTGATAAAAAAGTGGGTGTTGTGGTGGTAAAGCTTGTCTTCCGTGATACGAAAGATATTCCACATTGTTTACTCTACCGTCTGATACTTTGAAGAATTGTCTATCTCCACATATTTCGCATACTTCAACAACTCCGTCTATGTATTGTTTTTGTATTTTATATCTATGTAGGTAACTATTTAGACATATCGATTTTCCCAAGAATAAATCTTGAGTCTTCTGGTATGATGTAGTGTTTTTCATCTTTTATGTTTAGTTTATTTATTCCCCATATAGTGTATCCAATAATATCTCCTACTTCTACTTTCTCAACCTCATCTCCAATAGCTAGAACTTCTCCATATTCACAAAGTGTTCCTTCTGAACTTTGAAGGATAGTATCAGTTACTTGTGGTTTTACTAATATATTATTTCCGAAAGGTGTTATCTTATTCATTTAAAAATTTATTTATTTTATCTTCTGTTTTAATAATAGTAGCCATTCTTTTTTTAGGTTTTAAGTTTGGCTTGAAATCATAAGTGCCTTGTTCAATATCAAAACTACTTATCTTCCAAAGGTTTTTTATCCTCTTTATTAGGTTTTTCATCTTTTTTCAAGTATTTAATATCTTGTAAATAACATACAACTTTATCAACAAAAACATCGTTACCAATATTTTGTTTTGATACTTGTGCAGCTGGTGTTAGTTCCAACTTTTTTAAAGCTTCTAAAGCTTCTTTTTCTCTTTTAGTAATATCCTCTATTTGTTCTTTAGTATAATTTTCCATTTGTTTGGGTTTAATTAATTATTAATATACCTATATTATACTAAAAAACCCACTTAATTACAAGTGGGTTAGACTGGATACTTATATAGCTCGTCCAGTAGCGAGCTGTTGAGGTTAAAAACATCTTACGATTTCCAGTATATGTGCGATTAGTCCTGTAACGAAATACAGAACAACGACATAAACGATTGCCACAGCTGATTTTGTAAACATCTTTGCCTCCTTTTAAGTTATTAGGGATTTCCTAATAACTCATTTTAAAGAACTGTAGTTTTAAAAGTTTTTAATTTTTAAAACCTTTTTTATAGCTTTTAAGGGCTAAATGCTATGTAGTGTCTAAATATCTTTCGATATCGTCCCGAAATGTTAAGTAACATTTTATTTTTTAGATAATTGTTATTATCCCTCTGAACCCGAAGCTTTTCGCTCTACTACACAGCATTTAACTCTCAATGAACTACAATTTAATAATTGAATAATTATTAAATACCTACTACTTATCTTTTATTAATTTAATAAGTTTATCTACTTCTTCTTCTTTTCCTGTTGCTCCGACTATTTTTATTATTTTGGTTATCTCTTTAACCTTAATGTCTATTATCTCATCGAGCCTACTTCTAACCTCACTTTTAGATAGTGGTTCTATTGATGTTACATCTCTTATAAAGCTGTCTTTTAAATCATTATCGTAGATTTCTTTAAGTTCTGGGTCGTTATCTACTTTGTCTTTTAGATATTTTAAAACATCTTTATTTGTTTTCATAATCATTTCCCACTATACCTGTGGGGGAGGTTGGTTAGTTTTTAAGTTCTTTTTTTAATTCTCTTAAAGCATTTTTTGTATCACTAAAAAATTGTGGGCTTGATTTAACTCCTTCTGCCACAATAATCCCTTTTTGCCACTCTTTTATTGCTGTAATAGCTATTTGTATAGTTTGTTTTTCCATATCTCTATAACCTTTTTAAGTTGGTTAGACTGTTTTAATTAGTAATTCATAAAGCCAATTATAAAATTCTTCTGATTGGTTGTTGAAGTCTTTATGTGGTAACCATTTTGTTTTTGCTGGGTGAAATACTCTATCATTTTTTCCTAAATATATTAAACAATGTTGGTCAATAAAAATATCAGTTCCAATTTTATTTTCAATCACTCTCAAAACATCAGCAAGAGTTATTGGGCGACCTATAATTTTAATACTTTTTTTATCAATATCTATTGGGTCAACAATTATTCCTTCTGCATTATCAAACAAACAATAATAACCTTCGATTGGGTTATATTTGTTAGGGTTAGTATTATACTCAGAGTCTTTGTAAATAAACATAAGTTTTCCTAGATTAGTAGAAACCTCACACCCAAACTTCAACTCCAAAATTCCTGGTATCTCTTTATGGAATAATGCTATTAATTCTTCTAGTTGTTTTTGTTTATTCATAATATCTTTTAATTGGTTAAATGATAATAAGGTTTTTTATGTTATCTTTTTATGGTTTAGTTAGATTAATAATCTTCACCAATTTTACCATTCAACCAGTTAATTAAATCTTCTAAATCTGGTTTTCTTGTATATTTTTCTGTTTTTTTGGGCATATCACTTGAAAATTGCAAATCTCTTTCTTCTTGTCTATATTTATGAGTTTCTGATAAAAACTCATTAAGTAATCTTTTTAAATCATCTTTCATATTTTTTTATAATAGTTTTTTTGTTTATCTTTCATAGTTGTTTGTTATTCTAGACATTGGAATTAAATTTTCCTTATTCTAGTTTAAGCCTTTAAATCATAATAAGGGTTTTTTTATTACTCATTATTAATGATTTCCTACTATACCTGTGGGTGAGGGTGGTTAGTTTTTATAATTTGGATTTATTTCAACTCCAATAATTTCTGGTGCTGTATTTTTAGCAATTTCATAAATTAAAGTATTCAACACAAACAAGTGTTCTCCAATACTTGTTTTCTCATTTCCTCCACCATTTAAGTATTTTTTTATATATTCTAAATCTTTTGTTTCCATATCTCTATAACCTTTTTAAGTTGGTTAGACTTTTTAATTAGTAATGTTATTTTTCTAAAATTTCTAATACTTCTAAATAAAAATCATCAACTCCTAAATTATAATCATTATTTCCTTTCATATCTTCTCTTACTTCTCCTTTAAGCATTGAGTCGTGTTTTTCTTTTATTTTTTTTAAAATTTCTTTACTCATAATAGTTTAGTTATGGATTAATAATTTTTGCACTTAAAACTGCTGTAGCATTACCGAAGTATGGTTTTTTATATGCTAAGTCCGAACCTTCGTATGCACCTTTAAAATGAAAATAACCTCCTTTATATATACCAACAGAATAAGTTACAATTCTATCAGTGTAAGCAAGCCCTATCCCGCATAAATATTGTTTTTCATTTTTAAAATTTCTCATAATAGTTTATTTGTGATTAATTTCCCAAAGTTCGATTTTATTTTTAATATAAATAATAATATTGTCTAAACTCCAAGCATTGTAATTTTTTTTAAATTCTTTATCTGTGTTTAGTTTGTTTTTTAAATATTTTTTGAAATCCATATTGTTTAGTTAGATTAATAATGTTGGTTTTATATAAAGGGGGGTGGCAATTTGCCTCTCCCCTACCTATTTCTAGGATTTGTTTAGGAGGAAATACAATTTCTTTCAAAGTCTTTTATGCTCCTTGTGATTGAACTGATGACATCTTCAATACCACTTTTGATTTGCCAATCAGTAACGTTTTTAATTCTGTTTTCGAGTAATCTTCTTTCCAAAGAAAGAATAGTGATAATCCTTTTACCCTCCTCGTTTTTGATGTCGTCCTTTTTCATTACAAACCCTCCAATCATTTAATTTAATCTTATGCCTTGCTTTTTCTTTTGAGCAAAACAGTTTAGCCCAACAGAATTTACAAAGACAAACATCTTTGTGGTAACCACCAAAAGGAAAACATCCGTGTTCTCCATTTTCTGTGATAAATGTTTGGTTGCAAAATTTCTTCTGTTTTGGTAATTGGTTCATTCTTTCTAAAAGCAATAACGCCAATTTATGTCTTTGCTCTGCTGTTAAAAAAGGTTGTTTTTTTAATCTTCTTTCTCTTTTTCTTTCTTTACGAGTCATAAATCCCCCTACATAAAGAATAAAACTTTAAGACTTGCGATAAACACAAGAAAGATAGCCGAAATCGTTATCAAAACGATTATTTTACTTAGCGCTGTAAACATTGTATTTCCCCCTTTGTTAAAGAACATTTCAGTTATCGAGATTTTCTCTGTAACCTACTTAATTATACCATATTTTAGTGATTTTATCTTGCAGGACAATCGTATGAATTGTTAGGACATATACATTCAGGACACTCTTTTTCTCCTATAACTGTTTGTATTATTACTGGTCCTATTTTGTTTACTTCGTGTTTTAAATAGTTATTCGCTCTCTGTAAATTTACTACATAGAATATAGTTAGTAATGCTATTAAAATGTAGATTGTTGTTTTCATTATTCAAGATTTTCTACAATATCATTTAAAACATCACTAATAATTTTTTTAATTAATTGTTTTACTTGTTCTCTATCAATTAAGTTATCTTCCTGGAATGTTTCTTCAATTCTTTCAATTATTTTATTTTCTATTTCTTTCTTCATAATACTATTTTATTTTTTTCATAATTTTACTTATCTTTTAATAGTGCTTCGTATTTTTTCTCAACCAAAACAAACTTGGGTGAGTGCATCGTGAAAAGTAGAATAGATTGCTTGTTGTGTGTGTTTCCCTTCACAATTTTTTATATGTTTTCGCACATCTTCCTGTTTTTCTATATATTCATAATCAAATGTTATTTTTTTCATATTATTTTACTTCAACAAATTTATTGTTTTCTAATTTATAATAAATATTTTCTTTTATTTTTTTACCATCAATTTTAACTGTTTTTACATATTTTGGTTTATAATCATTATTATATTCAGCGAGAACAATCCAATTTCCTTTTATACCTTTTGCGATATTCCCAATTCCTATTCCTGCAATAATACTGTAATCACCACTTGAAGCTAGTTTGCTGTTATAACCACTTGAAGCTAGTTTGCTGTTATCACCACTTGAAGCTAATTGGCTGTCATCACCACTTGAAGCTAGTTTGCTGTTATAACCACTTGAAGCTAGTTTGCTGTCATCACCACTTGAAGCTAATTGGCTGTAATCACCACTTGAAGC